GGCACACTCTAGTCTAACACAGACTACAGTACTTAAAGGTGCTTTTAATACCGATCCTGGAACAAAGAAAGAATTCTTTGATAACATTAAACTACAACAAGAATTTGCGCCGAGGTAATATATGAAATGGTTTGACAACTGGTTATATACTAAAGTTCGAGACATGTGGGACAATCGTGACAAATACGAACAAATAAAAACAGCGACGTGGTTACAGGAGAAACATAATATGGCAATTGGCATGGGAACAGCAATGGTGGAGCGAGGTCGTCCAGAAGGTGAAGGACGTATTAGTTTTGAACTTAGCTCAGCCGTCGGCGGAAAGATTTTAAATGTACGACACTATGACGAACGTAAAGATAGACATGATCAACAAACGTATGTTATTCCCAATGGCGAGGACGTTGGCGAGCGTGTGGCGAAAATTATTAACTTGGAATTATTTAAACAATGAACGATGTATATAAATTTGTTATGTGGCAATGGAGCAAATGGAAACCTTGGCAAAAAGTTTATTTTGTTGCTATGATGTCAGTAGTGATTGGATTTTTATTGCCTGGCGTAATTGGTGCGGTGCTCCTAGTATTAGGAATGACTTCTTTACTATCGTGGTTATTTAAGTGGGCTGTTTGGGACAGTGTTTCTTCTGCGTATGCAGAGTACAAGAAGGAAAATCAAAATGAAAAGACAGACTAAAGAAGCATTAGGAATTCTACAAGAAGAGTGTGCAGAGGTAATTGTCGAAGTTAGTAAATGTAATCGATTTGGTTTAGAATCTATTCATTATAAAACGGGCTTAAAACATTCCAAAATGCTTGAACTTGAGGTGGGAGATATGTTAGCATTAGTAGATATTCTAGTAGAGCAAGGTATACTCGATCTTGCAGAATTGGAAATTGCAAAAGCTAATAAAAAACGTAAATTAGAACAGTGGTCGACTATATATGAACTCAATTAAAATTTCAGAACTATTTTATTCTGCGCAAGGAGAAGGACGCTTTGTAGGCGTTCCTTCTGTTTTCTTGCGTACATTTGGATGTAACTTTAAATGTGCAGGATTCGGTATGCCTGCTGGCGAATCAACTAAAGAAATTGAACCTATTGCTGCTAATGTGCAATTATATAAGACATTTGAAGAATTGCCGTTAGTTAATACAGGGTGTGATAGCTATGCTAGTTGGCATCCGGCATTTAAAGAACTTAGCCCACACTTTACAATTGACGAAATTGTTGCCAAGTTGTTAGCATTAACTCCTAATCATCACTGGGCTCAAGAAAACGGTAATGATGTTCATTTAGTTATAACAGGCGGTGAGCCATTACTAGGCTGGCAACAGATGTATCCGGAATTATTAGATCATGCAGATATGCAAGACATTCGAAATATTACATTTGAAACTAATGGTACTCAATATCTGCATGAAGCTTTCAAAGATTTCTTAGATGATTGGTATCGTTCTTCTAGAGAAATTACATTTAGTGTAAGTCCTAAACTTAGCGCAAGCGGTGAATCATGGGATGATGCTGTTAAGCCAGAGGTTATTGCATCGTATCAGCAATATGGATTTACATACTTAAAATTTGTTGTAGATAGTCTAGCGCATTTTGATGAAGTTAATAAGGCTGTGGCAGCATACAGGCTCGCAGGGTTTGAAGGACCTGTATATGTAATGCCAGTAGGCGGTGTTGTTAGCGTATACGATGGCAATAGAATTCACATAGCAGACGAAGCGTTGAAACGTGGTTATTATTACAGCCCTAGACTACACGTAGATCTTTGGGGCAACGGATGGGGAAAATGAAACAATATATTAAACGACTTTTTGGCATTGATAAAATTGAAGCAAGAACTATTGCCGCTATAGAAGAAGCAGAACAGGCTAAACAACTTGCAGAAGCAGCTACTGCATCTGCTGAAAGAGCAACGGAAGCAGAACGACAGGCTAAACTTACTCCCAAAGAGCGAGCCACCGCAAAAGGCGAGGCCTGGGTGGCTGTACTAGATACACACATCAATAAAGACAACATTAGAAATGGCTTTTTTGAGCTTGACTGGAATGATGAATTTGTAGTACAATTGAAACTAGCAGGCTACGGGTTTGACGGTGATCCAGCAGAAGAAATTGTAGATAGATGGTTTAGAGATCTTGCTAGAAATATACTTGCAGATGAAGGTCAGGATCCGTCGCGTGGCGCAGGTTTCATTAACGTAACACCAATTGCCAAAGGCAAATCAGAGGTTTCATGACATATATTTTAGTTGATACTGCTAACACATTCTTTCGTGCAAGACACGTTATTCGCGGAGATGCTGACATTAAGTTAGGCATGGCTCTGCATATTACTTTTAACAGTATCAAGAAGGCATGGCAAGACTTTGAGGGGAAACATGTAGTATTCTGCCTCGAAGGTCGCTCGTGGCGTAAGGACTATTACAAGCCTTATAAGGCAAATCGAGCAGAAACTCGTGCAGCTATGACTGTGAAAGAACAAGATGAAGATAAACTGTTCTGGGAAACGTTTGACGCATTTAAAGATTTCATTAATGAAAAGACTAACTGTACAGTACTACAGCATAAGCAATTAGAAGCAGATGACTTAATTGCTGGTTGGATACAAAGTCATCCTAATGATAGCCATGTGATCATTTCGACAGACAGCGATTTTCACCAATTGATTGCACCTAACGTTAAGCAATATAACGGTGTTGCTGAAACACTTACAACGCATGAAGGTATCTTTGACAAGAAAGGTAAAATGGTTAAAGATACTAAGACTGGTGAACCTAAAGACATTCCTAATCCCGAATGGATCCTTTTCGAAAAGTGTATGCGAGGCGATAGTAGTGATAATGTATTTTCAGCATTTCCTAAAGTGCGTAAGAATAAGTTGCAAGAAGCATTTACTGATCGCAGTAACAAAGGGTTCGCGTGGAATAATATGATGCTGCAGCGTTGGGTTGACCACGAAGGTAAAGAACATCGTGTACTAGATGACTACGAACGTAATCGTCAGTTGATAGATCTTACTGCGCAGCCAGATGACATTAAAACATTTATTAGCGAAACTATTACTACTAATGCTGTATCTAAGTCAGTAGACCAGGTAGGTATTAGATTATTAAAATTTTGTCAATTATACGATATGAAACGTATGATTGATAGCATTCAGCAATATGCTGAACCATTACAAGCGAGGTACACAGAATGAAACATTGCGATTACGAACTAACGTGCCCGCATAAGACAGACAACTGTAAGGAATACACAATGACTCAGATTACCGCAAAGCCCATCGTAGATGGAAAGTTTTGGATTGTAGAACAAGGCGGGGAAAAGATTGGAACACTGCATAAAAAAGAAAATAATCGATTTATGCTTAGTTCGTCTGACGGTAGCAGCTTCTTTGGCAAGCGAGAAGAATTAATTAAAGCATTTGGTAAAGACTTTTTTAGTAGCAAAATTAAAACTACAATTAGTCAAGATGAAAACTGTGATGTGTACGGATATCCCACTAGCTGTGATCCGTTTAATCCAATGTTTAATGTGCAGAAACGATTGCCGTTGTTTACCAAAAGTCAAGCTAGCAAAAGTTTATATTGTGCAGGCTATTATATTATTCGATTTAACAAAGGTTGGGTAAAAAGTTTTTGTCCTAAGTTAATCACTATCGAACGATACGAAAATAAAGGTCCTTTTAAAACTGAGTTAGAAATGAAACAGGTGCTATCTAATGCCAAATCCGATTAATACTATCCCAATACAGCAGTTTATACAACAAGTAAAATCTGCCGAACTTAGCCAACAGAAAGAAATTAAATTAGACCTAAAAACAGCTAAAACACTTGCCTACTGTTTATCAGAGCTTAGTGTTAAGTTATTAGAAGATCAAGATATTTTGTTGACTAAGCTACAGCAAAGCCAGGGCGGCGATGTAACGGTACGAATGGACGGTGGTGGTTTTTCCAGCAATTAAATGATAAATATATGCGTATATATTAAGGACGCATATATGAGTAGACCAAAGCCCGATGTACTTTTAGAATACACGAACAAAAAGAACTATAAGACTGAGCAAATTCTCAAGTCGGATGCAATCTGGGCGGTCTTTTATCAAGGCGAGCCATTTAATTTAAAAAGTTCAAATAGCTTAACTAGTTATCCGGGACCTAAATATAAAAAAGTTAGTTTTTCTAATCCAGGCCACGCTATCAATTTAGCTAAGAAACTTAACTCAATGTTTAACTCTAGCGATTTCCAAGTGGTCAAGTTGACTACTGGCGAAATCATCAAATGATCTCTAGAGCCACATATACTAAAATTTTCCTCGGAGAGTTAGGACGCAGTTGTGACGAAGCCAATATTAAATTACATCTACACAAGTTATGGCAAAGTAAACGAACCAAAGACGAGGGCGGTCTTAGGTTAAGTTTAGAAGGATTTGAATTTCTTACAGAGGATCTTAAACTTGAAAGTTACGAAGTTCCATTTTCTGAACATATTGAATTAAGTCCGCAAACTATTATCTTCTTTGATCAATTTTTAGATTGTCCATATTTTTTAACGGGTCAAAGTTTAACTGTATTTGCAGAGAAAAAGGCATTCGAGCTTTACATGTTTTCGGACG